ATGATACTGTATATTCGATTACTTCAGTCCGGTTTTTACCTCCCCTAGTCTTTGTTTTATTATTCTTTGTTTTATTATTCTTTGTTTTATTATTTCGCATTTTTTTATTCCGTGTTTTATTATTTTTCATTAAATAAGTATATTATAACTCGGGAAATTTATTTTTTATTAAAATATTTTTCTCTATATCGAACCATCATATCATCTGTTAACCCTTTGTTCATAAATATTTTCAAAACTTCATTGATGTCCTTTTTTTTTCTACTTGAATTACCACAAAGTTGACGGTTCATATCAGGATCTAATTTACGTGTTAGCATTGTGATTAAAAAATACAAACAAAATACACCACATTCTGTATTGGTATTTTGATGAGATACTTTGTTCTGTATATATTCAAAATGGATGGGGTCGTCTAATTGTCGCCCTTGTTTTATAATTTCTCGCTTCAATCTCGATACTTCATGTGGAACACTATTTAGAGCACTATCGAAATAAACAATTTTTTTATCATCCAAATCGACAAACATTGCGACCCAATGTGTTCCCGGTCCATCATGTTTATCTAAATTAAACACGATTCCTAATTTCCGTTTATTTCGACGCATTAAATTTGAGAGGGATAATCGACAAAGGTCGTCCCATACGCAACGGTCCCCAAGTTTAGTATCATAATCAATGGCGGAAGGTCCGAGAAGTTTGAATTCTGGATGCGAACGTTCATATTGTTTTAATACAGCTTCGATATCATAATTAGATAACCAAGACACCGGGTCCTTATCCCATTCTTTTGGTCGATCGGGTGCGAACAAAACATTATCGAGTTGAACACGTGTATCGGGGTCTTTTATCTGGTCTAACCAACAATCCTCTCTTGGACATTCTGTGATTTTGTCGCGCAATTCTTCCCAAACTTCTTCTGTCTCTATTGCTAAAACCTTGTCTTCATGTGAACTATTATATGCGGTTTTCACGTGTTCCAATGCTTCTGGTGTATAACAACTATTTTGTAGTTTTGTTTTCTCGACTACAGGATTACAATTCATTTTTTCCAAATTACGTTTGGTTTTATTCTTCTTTTTTCTGGCTAGTTTTTTCCGTCTAGTAGCTTTTATTTTATTTTTCGATTTACCCATTATATATATTATGAGACCTATTTTTTTCTTAAAAACATATCAATGGAATTCATTTGATCGAACTTAACCTTGGATTTTGGATCTGCCTCATCCATTGAATAAGGAAACATCTCATTCTCATCATCTTCATCCGAATTTTTATAATGGTAGTCTTTTTGGATTTCATCTGAACGCTGTTTCACTTCTAAATGACGTATCAATATACGCGCGTAGTTATTAAATGTTTCGTTCACATCTGAACCGAAATCATTTGTTTCGTGGGATAATAAATGTCGAGTCATGGATAAAATCCCGTTTTTTTGTTCAAAACAATCTGTCTTAAATTGTTCTTGTTCTTCTAATTTCATTGTATCTGTCTTGGACAAATATTTCGCATATCCATTTTGGTTTGAGAGAAGTTTCATGGTTAATTCGTCGATAAATTTATTTTCCGAAGGGGATTCAGACATGGGTGTATTTTCTTGTTCGTCGTCACTCATAATATATATATTACGTTGTTTTATCTTTTTTCGTTTTACGTAATTGTTTTTCTCTCTTTTTTCGCGTCTTTTCTTCTCGTTTCTTTTCCTTTTCTACCCGTTTCTTATCTTTTTCCTCACGTTTTCTCTCACGTTCAGTCTCTTTTTCTACATCTTTCTTATCCTTTTCCTCTCTTTTCCTTTCACGTTCAGCCTCTTTTTCTACATATTTCTTCTCCTTTTCTTCTCGTTTCCTCTCACGTTCAGCCTCTTTTTCTTCTCGTTTCCTCTCACGTTCAGCCATTTCTTTTTCTAAATCCGGTTTGGCCAATAAAAAATCGGCCTTTGTTTTCGCATCGTATTTTTTAACAAGGTCTTTAATCATACCTTCCTTAAATTCCTCACGAATACGCCCCTGTTTACGCATTGTTTTATAAAGTTGTTTTTTAGCCCGTTTGCGTTCTTTTTTCTCCGATTTATGGTCTCGAATATCTTCACGAATTTCTTTTTTTAGTTCGGTTTTCATCTTACCGATTTGTTTGGATAGTTTGGTTCGATATTTGCGTATATCGCGGCCCTCCTTTGTAATTTCTTTTTTTCGTGTGATTCTATGAGACTTGTATTTCCCTCGTTCAATTTTTAAATTATCTTTTAAAACGAATTTTTCGAGGCGGTTTAATTCATCTGTTTTGATCATTTCCCTCATTTCTTTCATCTTTATACGATGTCTCTCTAACATAATTTTAAGTTCCCTTTTAAACGTATCGGTTCGTTCATCATATAGATCTATTTGAGTCTGGAGTTGTTTTATTCCAGGATCGGTTTCAATCATTTGTTCTATATTTCGGCTTTTTTTTACTGTTTTCACACAAGAATACTTCAAAACACTATACATTCCATTCACAAACTTGGACATTCTTTCAGGATCTTTCTCATATCGTTCTTTAATTTCAGTAAGTACACCTTTTTTATATTCAGTCTTGCCTTTGATTTCATCCCGAATTTCTTTCACCTTATCTTTGATACCCTTGATATGTGTTTTTGCTTCTTTAACAAGAGAACGAATGTTATCATTTGCTACTTTAATACACCCTTTTTGAACCAATCCTTCATATTCTTCGCAAATATCGCGTAATTCATAAAACCTTGATGATTCTAAATCTCTAAAATCATCGTCTATTTTATCATTTTCAGCCTCAATCGCCTGTCTTAATGCGATAATATCCTTGTTTAATAAAACGCGATTAAAACGCTTATCCATATCCTTGACTTCTTGGACATTTTCAATCATGGGTACTTCAATAGTTTGAATCACAGGCTGGGCGAACTGACGCGCATCCTTTTCTCTATTTAAATAACTAATATGTCCAGAGATGATGTCCAAGAAGTCCTTGCGACCACCCTCCGTAAACCGTCCATTTTCATCCAAAAATGTATCGGAAAAAATTGGGAATTTATCGGGGACTTGTTGTCCAAGAGGTTTACATAAATTCACTAATTTCACTAATTCGATCGGGTTTTCGGTAATGGGTGTAGCAGTCATTAATAAAACTTTTACTGAATTGTTGCCTGATATAGCATATGAATTCATTAACGATTCGTGTAGTGCTTTCATATCGGGTCGTTCATTCGTGGACAAATCACCACCTCCATAAAGTTTGTGTGCCTCATCGATAATAAGAAGGGTCTTACGTAATGGATCGGTTGAACCATTAATATCTACCAAACGTTGATAATAACTGTTTTGTTTTGAAACCAGATTACTGAATTGTTTATATGAAATGGGGCGAATTTTCCAAGAATCGGATAAAAGTTTCATACGTTGATTGTGTTCTTTTGGAATAGTAATACCATCGGCCACCATGGTGCGTATTTCTTCATTACAAATCAAATCAAACATATTTTTCCAAATATCATTTTTCAATGTTGTGCGTGTAACCCATATAATGGTGTATCCTTGTTTCGCAAAACTGGCGGATGCTGCGGCGATTGCGGAACACGTTTTACCAGTTCCGGTGCTATGCCATAAAAGCATACCTTTAACTGGACATTGGGGTGTGAAATACTTTTTCACAAAACGTTGTGTGGGTGTATATGAAATTACTCGCGACCCTCCTCTTTTTACAGAAGCGTCCTCGCATAAATTTTCCATTTTCACATCTTCCCATTTTGTATCACCGTAATAATCGCGAATATATCGACGCATTTTGTCGTGAGACATATCGCCCAATGATATGCCGGGAACACGCATTCCAGACAAAAGAGTGACCATCGAATTTGAGTTCGGGTCTATTATAACAGGAGGTCCATTTGGTATAATTTTTCTTCCTCCACCTCTATGTACTTTTGTAGAAAATTCATGAACGGCTTTGTTTAATTCATAATCAACAGAACCAAATATTGCGGTTTGTTCAATATCCTCGGCAAAATTAACCAAATTCATATCCATATTCAAAGATTTCATATAGAAATCAAAGACACTAGGTGAGTCCAAGAACTGATCCTGTATTTGTGAAGGAATAACGATATCGTAGATAAATACGTGAAGCGGCCATCCTTTTGTTGGATGAAATTCCAATCCCTGTTGTCCACACGTCCGTGTTCCACGTCCAATAACCTGTTTTTTATCAGCAGCATTCACTGGAGGTTCGAAAATATGAACATATTTCACATCAAATAGGTCGATACCTTCTTTAAATCCACTATCCATAATAATAAAACGAATATTATCGCCATGAACATTATCAGGACGACTGTTATAATTCGCTAACATATCTTTTTTACTCATCACACTAATGGGTTGGTCAAATATATCAACCGAAGACAGTAAGTAAAAATTATTACCCTTTGTTTTCTTCAACTCATTGTGGGTTAATAATTCTATTTTGTTAAATTTCTTTTTAGTCTTTACTGGTTTTGATTGAGGTGTTGATTCTCCTCCTCGTTTCACTGAAGCATCTTGTTTAGGTGTTTTTTTGTCGTTACTGATTTTTTCACTTTCATCTAGATCCATTTCATCTTCCAATATTTGTTCCAATGATCCGAAATATTTAGGAAGTTTCGGAATTTCCAAAGAATTGGGAGGTCTAGGAGTATCTGGTCTTCCATATAATTTATTTATTTGTTCTTCACTCGATATATCGTCAGGAACTCCACCCTTTCGTTCCGCTTTATAACCTAAATTAAAATCACTTGCTACAAATGCGGATGCGAGCATTCGAGCACCTTGGTTACTTGATTTTACGTCACAAAAAATGAAATGTTTATAATGTTTTTTATCGCGTTTCATGTCGGCGCGATCAAGTTCTTTAATTTTTGTGAGAAGGGCGTGTAATTTCGGGGACTTATGTTTGATAGATTTTAGTAATAAGTTTGGATTAAAGACGTCGGAATCGAGTTTGTTATTCGGGTCTGATTTAGTCCAATTACTTTTCTTCCGAATACAATCTGAATCATATACGATTTCACTGTATGTATCATCAAAATCGTCTAAATTTTCCATATATATAGTATAAATATATTTAGTAACACTTTCTATTGTTAAAAATAAAAGTATATCGATATAATATAATAACATGAGTTCATCAGTATTAGGAGGACCTTATAATGGATTTTCAGCAACGCAAACATTGTCGAATTTTAAAGATGGAGAACAATCCGCAACACGCTCTATATTGCGCAATAGTTGGAATACCGCAATGAATGGTGGTACATATAATGGACACGCACGTGTAAATACACCTTTTCGTGTTGCTACACATGCAGGTGATTTCCTTGGACGTAGAAATTACAAATGTGGTGGACCAAATGGTATGAGTAAGAGTTCCATTGGTTGGGCCGGAAGCAAAATATATCTTGGTTCAAAGAATGATAATTGCGACGATACAGGTGTTCCGGGTGCTTCGGGAAATGTGAAATATGTATATGATTCGTCTGATTATATCACATTTAAAAAACAACAGGCGATGAACCGTAATTACAATGACTTGAAGAATGGGGGCGATGAACATAACGCTTCATATTCACCTTTGATGCGTGTAAGACGTTAAACGATATCATGAATATTATTTAGATAAATTATTTATATAACTCATTATTTATATAATGAGTTTTAGTCCTACTACTACATCTCAACTTCAAACAGCTGTAAACGCATGGATTGCCAATGAAGCAGCGGCAACAACCACATATGGAGATATAAGTGGGTGGGACGTGAGTGCGATGACGGATATGTATCAACTTTTCAAAGATAAGACATCATTTAATTCCGATATAACCGCGTGGAACGTCTCATCAGTGACCAATATGGGGCGTATGTTCGATGGTGCTCAATCCTTTAACCAAGATATAGGAAGTTGGACCGTCTCATCAGTGACCAATATGGGTTTTATGTTCAAAGATACTCAAGCCTTTAACCAAGATATAGGAAGTTGGGACGTCAGTTCAGTCACCGATATGTGGTCTATGTTCTATAATGCTCAAGCCTTTAACCAAGATATAGGGAGTTGGGACGTATCGAAAGTCACCAATATGAGATATATGCTCGGATCTGCATCAGCCTTCAACCAAGATATCGGGAATTGGAACGTCTCTTTAGTGACCAATATGAGTAATATGTTCAATTTAGCATCATTATTTAATAAAGAAATCCGAGGTTGGGATGTAAGTAATGTTACCAATTTTATAACTATGTTCAATGGTGCTACAGCATTTAAAACACTATACAGTGCGCCAGATACACCTACTGCTAGTTTTTTTAGTGTAACAGCCATAACAGACAGTAATATTCAAACAGCAGTAGATGCATGGATTTCCGATGAAACAACCGCAACGAGTACATATGGAGATATAAGTGGATGGGACACGAGTGCGGTGACGACTATGTTTGAACTTTTCAAAGATAAGACATCATTTAATTCTGATATAAGTGGGTGGGACGTCTCATCAGTGACCAATATGGATTCTATGTTCCGTAGTGCTCAAGCTTTTAACCAAGATATAGGGAATTGGGACGTCTCATCAGTGACCAATATGAATAGTATGTTCAATGGTGCTTCAGCCTTCAACCAAGATATCGGCAATTGGGACGTCTCTTTAGTGACCAATATTAATTATATGTTCTCTGATGCTTCAGTCTTCAATCAAAATATAGGAAATTGGGTCGTGTCAAGTGTGTTGAGCATGAATTGGACGTTCTATAATGCTCGAGCATTTAACCAAAATATCGGGAGTTGGGACGTCTCATCAGTGACCAATATGGATCTTATGTTCAATAATGCTCAAGCATTTAACCAAGATATAGGGAGTTGGGACGTATCGAAAGTCACCAATATGAATGGTATGTTCGGATCTGCATCAGCCTTCAACCAAGATATCGGGAATTGGAACGTCTCTTTAGTGACCAATATGAGTAATATGTTCAGTTATGCTGTCGCCTTTAACCAAAATATAAATACCAAGGAAGTAACAGTAGATGGAAACACATATACAGCGTGGGACGTTTCTTTAGTAACCAATATGCGTCTAATGTTCAGGGATGCTCATGCCTTTAACCAAGATATAGGAAGTTGGGACGTCTCATCAGTCACCAATATGAATCATATGTTCTTTAATAATTCAGCCTTTAATGAAGATATTGGGAGTTGGGACGTCTCATCAGTGACCGATATGAGTTATATGTTCTATAATGCTTCAGTATTTGATAAAGAAATACGTAATTGGGATGTAAGTAATGTTACAGATTTTAACCAAATGTTCCGTCATGCTACCGCTTTTAATACACTATACAGTCCATCAGATCCAGTGACTGCTAGTTTTTTTATTCTTCCCATGACAAACAGCAATATACAAACAGCAGTAGACTTGTGGATTTCCGATGAAGCCACAGCAACAACCACATATGGAGATATAAGTGGGTGGGACACGAGTGCGGTTACAGATATGAGTAATCTTTTCAAAGATAAAACGACATTTAATTCAGATATAAGTGCATGGGACGTCTCTTCAGTTACCACTATGAGTGCTATCTTCTATAGTGCTTCAGTCTTCAATCAAGATATAGGGAATTGGGACGTATCGAAAGTCACCGATATGAGTGATATGTTCAAAGAAGCATCCATATTTAATCAAGATATTGGGAATTGGAACGTCTCTTCAGTTACCACTATGAGTGCTATCTTCTATAGTGCTTCAGTCTTCAATCAAGATATAGGGAATTGGAATGTCTCTTCAGTGACCGATATGAGTGATATGTTCAAAGAAGCATCCATATTTAATCAAGATATTGGGAATTGGAATGTCTCTTCAGTGACCGATATGAGTGATATGTTCAATGCAGCATCCATATTTAATCAAGATATTGGGAATTGGAACGTATCGAATGTGACCAATATGTATTCTACATTCCGAAATAGTTCATCATTTAACCAAGATATAGGGAGTTGGGAAAGAACCGAAGGTGTGTCTACTAGTTATACTGTAACAGTTGTTAATGATGGTGGTAATAAATATGTTTTGAATGGAGATCCCACACTTAAACCAGAATTTTATGTAGGAAAAACTTATACATTTGAGTTAAGTGATAGTTCAAACGTCAATCATCCCCTAGTATTTTATAGTGATACAAGTAATACTATATATGATAGCACAACAACAAATGGTATTGCAGGTAACAGTGGTGCGACTGTTACATTCACCCCAACTTCATCAGGAGAAGTGTATTTATATTGTACAAACCATGGATATCCGATGGGTTCATATTATAATTCAATAAAAGTATATTCGGGCAGTTCAACATTAAACAAAGTTACCAATATGGTTCTTATGTTCTATGGGTCTTCGGACTTCAATCAAGATATAGGGAGTTGGGACGTATCTTCAGTCACCAATATGAGTAAAATGTTCAATTTTGCGGCAGTATTTAATAAAGAAATACGTAATTGGGATGTAAGTAATGTTTCAGATTTTACAGATATGTTCAATGGTGCTACTGCTTTTAAAACACAATACAGTGCTCCAGATACACCTACTGCTAGTTTTTTTAGTATTTTAGTAGCTATAACAAACAGCAACATTCAAACAGCAGTAAATGACTGGATTACCGA